CGTTAATCCTGTTACTTTTGAAAATAACTTTTCAATTTGTGATTTCGCTTCTTCAAGCAAAATCCATTTCCGCGCCGTTCCGGTAAGAATAAAAGTTGTTTCTTGCAAGCCGCTTTCATCCGTTGACGGGGATTCGGAATATTCACCGACAAAGTAAGCTTCCGGAACGGGATCACTTGTCCACTCCATGAATTCATATTCAATTCCGATTTCTTCAAGCTCAGAAGAAATAAAGCCTAATACTTCACTTGTCATGATCCTAATTCCCCTTTTAAGATTGCTGCAAGTCTGCTTTGCAATTTACCTTTTGTTCCGTCCCAAGCGTGTTGTAAACTTCTTCGTGGGCGTTTTCCGTGTGTATAATGCCATTGTCCTTTAATATCTTGATAAGCCCACGGCGTTTTTCTTCCGTCCCCATGCAACGCATATTGTCCGGTTCCAAATTCGTTCCAAATGGCATTTTCAAGCGGACTTCCTATCGTGGCTTCGCCTTTTGATTCATCAATTTTATAGTCCCACGATCCCTTCAACTGTCCCGTTTGAACGGGCGTGTTTCTTTGTGTTTGGGAAACTAATTCCCCGGAAGCTTCATAAAGAAATTTTAGAACAGCTTCGTCCAGAGCGGCTTTAACTTCCATTGAATTATTTTGAAATTCAATATCCGCCATTATTGACCACCCGTATATTTTAGATAGATTTCAAGCTGATAATGAAGCTCCATAGGATCATCAATCAACAAAACATCATATCTTTCATCTTTAATAATCATCCGGGAATTTTCCGCTTTAACGGCGCTGTCAAGCTCCACATAATCACAAATAAAAACGTGTGTCGATTCTTGAATCTTAGAACTATAATTTTGATATTGTGAATCGCCCGCTTGATAATCAAGAAAGCCCGTAAGAGTATTAACGGGCTTCCAATTTTGAATCTTTTCCCCAATGGCGTTTTTTGTGAATCTGTCTTTAATTTGAAGTTCTGCAACAATATTTCCGCCTATTGCTTTCATGCTCAAAACCTCGCTTTAACATACGGGATTAAAAACGCCGTAAGCTTGCGGGGAACTCCAAGCGTGGAATCAATATCGGATTCCGTTGAATCACTCGCATAGCTCACGGAATGCCGGGAAATGGTTTCGGAAGAAATAGGCGCTTGCGTTTTATCGCCGCTGTTTTGAAGTTCATTTTTCAAAATCCATTTCAAGCAATCAATAACTCCCATTTGAACATCCGGCGGATAATAAATCTTTGTCGCAATAACTCCGATTTCATCAACCAAATCCGTGTCTTCATAATCTCCGACAACATACAAACCATTGTTATATTTGGATTCTGAAATTTCGATTGTGTCCCCTTCTTTGAAAATCGGTAAATCAAAGAAAAAAGCCCCGTTTTCAACATCGGCAGCACAACGGCGGTTTCTCTTTTGGAAATTGTTATTTGTCCGCGCCCGGATCAAAGATTCAAGCGCGGACAATTTTTCTTTGATTTGGGAATCTGTCAAATCTGTTTTAACATATTGCCGGAACTTTTCAACTGTAACAATCACGGGGAAAACCCCCTTTCAATTAAGCTGCGGAAGGATCTTTGAACTTAGCAAGAACAACCTTCGCGGCATTAGTAAGGGCCACGCCGTAATACTTAGCGGTAGTAATCTCATGAACCTGGGTACGGGGCTTCCATTCGTGATCCACGGAAGTATCTTTCTTAAGGAAGATAGTAACGGCGGGAAGCTCGTCTTCCGTGTACTCGGTTTCGGCGCTGTCCGGCTCCATCTTGATAATCGGGCAAGTAAAAACATTAGATTTGGCTTTGATTTTGTTAGACTTCTTAATCCAGCAACCCGCAATCTTACCAATAGCACCGTTCACGGCAACGCCGCCCGTGAACTTATCGGCGGAAAGGAAATCCGGGTCTTTCAGAAGAACGGATTCAAGCTTGGGATTGATAAACATAACCTTGTCAATGCCGTCTTCTTCGTCCTCAAACTTGGTAACAGCATCAACAATAGCGTCATAACCAATAGCGGCGGTTCCGTCACCAACAATAGTGGTAGCGGTAAGAACCGCGTCCAGAACATCGTTGTCAACCTTGCCAACAATGGCCTTTGCAAGCTGCGCTTCCGCCTGTCCAACGGGATTTCCAAGGCCGGAATTAATGGCTTCCTGGGTAATGCCAACGGCTTTCATAGCTTTCTTAATGGTGAAAGTGGTAGAGGTTGCGGACATCTGAGTAAGGGGAACTTCCGCGCCCTCCGCAACATCGGCGGCGTCACCAATATAATTCCAACTCGGAACGGTCTTAGTATCGCCGGGAACACCAACAAGCGTGGTATCAACCTTTGCATAAGGCGTAATCTTTGCAAGGGCTTCAATCTTTGCGGTAATCATATCGCCCATAACCTGGGGATTAATCATCTGATTCATCATAGTAGTATTAGTATCTGCCATTTTTAAAATCTCCTTTCATTATTCGCCGTGCATAGCGGCATTGTATGCTTCCGGATTCTCATTAAAAATCTTCATCCGTTCCGCATACGGTTTCTTCAAAATATCCTGTTTCGTAAGAGTAGCGGAATTATCGTCCCGCTGTTCAAGTTTGTGTTCTTCAATTTTCTTTGAAGACGAACTTTCAAACTGTTTCGGGAACTGCGTCTT